TTATCGAGTAATCTCTTAACAAATAATGCGTCCAAACACTTAACTGGTGCATTTAATGAATGATTAGATGCGGTAGAATTATCAGTAAATACAGCATTACCATTCTGAGTGTATGAAGTAATAGCACTTGCAGCTCTAGCACATCCAATAAACTGTGCTTTTGTGTATCCACTTCCGTTTTGATTAATATTAAATCCAGTAACCTCGTTAACACCTATAGTTGCAGATGCTTCCGCTTCTGGAGGTGCTTGTATAACAACAGTTGGAGGAGTTGTCTGACTATATCCAGTTCCAAACTCCGTGACGTTAATATCAGTAATTCTACCATTGAATATAGATGCTACTGCTTTAGCTCCGCTTCCACCAATAAATGTTCCTCTATCGTCTAATCTGTTGTCAACAATGTAAACTGAAGGAATATCCTCATATCCACTACCACCCGCTAAAAGTTCAATAGAAACTAATCTTCCGTCATTATCAATAACAGTTTCTAAGACTTGTGCACCAACTGGATCGATAATCGCAATTCTAGGTGTAGTTGTATATCCTTGTCCCGCATTTAGTATTGCAAGACTAGCGATAGATCCATCATCGGCTAAAGTTGCTTGTATATTTGCTCTAATTGGTGATTCACCTGTAGGTTCATCAACATAAACGGTAGGTGCAGTCGTATATCCAAATCCACCGTAAGTAATAGGAGGAACTGCACTAATAGATCCATTTAAGATCTGTCCTGTGCCTAGTGTACAACCTCCTGGCTGTCTAAAGGTGATTCTAGGTGTAAATGTATACCCTGATCCAGAATTGACCACCTCAAGGGCAGATACAGCACCATTAGTAACAGTTGCTTTTAAAGTTGCTTGCTGAGAACCATCTAGAGTTGGAGATTGAACTTGAACTACTGGAGGGTTAGTTTCACTATAACCAAAACCACCGTTCAATAGAGAAAGTTCTTTAACACCGTTTACAAGGGCAGTTGCAGATGCACCAGTTCCTGTAGTAGAGTTTACGGAAACTTGTGGAGGATATTGGAATCTATATTGAGAACCTGTATTATTAACACTAATGCCAGTAAGTGTACCTGCATCATCAATTTGAGCAAATCCAACAGCATCTTTACCAAATGAGGGGATAGGTGCCTCAATAGCGTAGAAAGAAAGTAGTCTTCCGTTTAATGGAGCAGTTTTGAAGATAAACTGATCACCATCAATAAAGAAGTCCACTTTAGGGATCATTAACTTGTTATCGTATATTGCAAGAACATATTCATCTACAGTCGGTTCATATCTTACTCCGTTCCGTGTAATAGTAAATTGTCTCTTATTTTCACCAAATGCACCAGAGATATTGTCCATAGCAACTATCTCATTCTCAACAAAACCGTTTAAGTAAGTAATATAGGTATATGCTGCGTCATCAGCAACAACTCTTGCTCTTGGTGGATTAGTGAATACAATATGATCACCATCAATAGTATAATCAATATTAGGAAGCAACCATTCATTGTACACTCTTACAATCAAATGTTGTGCAGATGGAGGACCTACGGGATTAGATTGCGATGTTAAAGGAAATCTTGATGTAGTTCCATCAAAACTTGTTAAAGGACTTGCTAACTCATCCCACTTTAATTTTACCTGATCGTAATTAATACCAGGTGTTAGAGCAATGTTAGGAGCAGGAGTTGTGGTTTCGTAAAATATTACTTCATTATCAACTAATATTGTTCCATTCTTATCTAAAAAACTATCTACACTCTCTACAACAATTCTATCACTAGTAGTAGTGATTGCTTCTCTGACATTAGTAGAACCATCTAAAATACTGATGTCTAGTTTATCAATGTCAAGATATCCTAGAAAATTGTTTAAAATGTTTTGACCAAGACCAGTTTTCTCTTGAGATGCATAGTAGTACTCAAGGAATCTATTGAAGAGGGGATAATCTGACTCTACGAAATCTGGTGTCTGTGAGACAACCGCTTGTGATACCTTATTGATATTTGTCATCTACTCTAGTAAGAAGCAGTATTTAAGTTGGTTGATCCTGTTGTTGTGACTGTCACCGTAGCTGGTGTCTGGTCAAAAATAGTCGGTGTCAAACTATTTAGTGGTATAGTTGGAGGTGGTGCTGTTCCTACAGGTGCTACAGTGATTTCTGGTAACACAATATTAATAATTGTACCAGGTGTTGAAGCAGGAATGCTATTTGAGTTTGCTGGAATAAATTGAACTGGAATTTGTAAATCTACAGGGAGTAGAGTTGAATCAGTAACTGAACCTGCTCCAGTAGTAGAATTAGTGATATTTATTCCTGCAGTTGCAAAATTTGCACCCGCACCTATAATTGCAACAGGACCAAAAGCAATTTCCCCTGTATCGTAGTTACAAGTACCCGCAGTATTGTTTGTATAGATTTTTCGTGTTCCTGTATTGTAGTATGTTCTTAGATTTCCATATCCATCATCTTCAAACTGTTGATCGACACCAGGTCTATCTGCAGTTCTAAACGATCCAGAGAGTAGAATAGGTTCTTTTGGATTAGTTCCGTCACTACCGTCTTTAGAAGGAGCACTATTATAGAGTGCAGATCCAGTTGAGATTGTGTAAGTATTAGTTTGATTGGTAGTAGGTAAGATGTATCTTAGTATTGTAGTTTGAAGTGATACGTCACTAACACATCTATCTGCTAGTGTAATCGCTTTTTCAAACTGTGATGATCTAAAGGTAGAATTAAAGTTATTAATTTCAGTCTGTGTTGCCCAATCTTCTATTGCTGATGCCACATTTGTTTTTATAGTTGATGTATCACTTCCGCATCCAGTATCATACTGAACGAAAACTTTTGGATAGATGTATACATTTTCTGGATCAATGACCACAGGATCAATAGATGCCATCGCATAACCGCGTAAATCTGCAGCAATACTCTTTTTAGTTTGATCATTAAGCAAAGATCCCGTCTTTGTCTTAATAGCAATGTAAACTTTACCGTAAATTGGAGGATTTAATGAATCTCCACCATACGCAACTACGGAATGTGCGTTATCATACACCTTTTTAGTGATGATTGCGTAATCTTGTGCAGTAACTGCTCTATATTGAGAGGAATAGTACCTAGGAGCGTTATATTTGATAGATTCTATAGTTTCAGCATTTTCTCCATAACCAGACTTCTCATCTAAAGTCATAGTTACACTTGATCCAGTATATGCTCTACCTAAACTATCAGTTAATCTACCAATGAAGTTGAATACATTAACATCATTAGCAGGTTCACCATCAGTAACAAGATACTCTAGTGTTACAACTTCACCATCACTTAATGCTCTACCAATACTATCATCTCCAAATTTTAACTCATAACGCATATCTTCACCTTCATGAATGAAGTATACACGAGATGTAGCAGAGAGATTACTAATAGTATCTACTCTATTGTATAAATCAGATGTTGTGGATGTCTCAGTTGCTTTTACATTTACTGTTAAAGTAGAAATATCACAGTTTTCTGAAGGAATCTTGTAAATTTGAGAAGCAAAGGTATTAACAGTGTATGCAAAGTTAAGAATAGTTCCTTGTTTGACAACTATGTTACTAAATGTTGCAAGACCAGTAGTAGGATCAACAGAAACTGTAGTATCTGATAGAATATTCCACATAAACGATCCACCCTGTAATATCGCACCTTTCTTTAAGGTAACATTACTAGGATAAACATCACTTGTCTTAAGACACTGAACTGTCATCGATATAGTTGCCCTAGAAGCGACTATAGAGGTCGGAACGTAATTTAGTAGTTTTGCTATATTAACAACGTTATCTCTTACTGTAGCGGATGGTAGGAATGCCTCATTCATCGCCATATTAGCATTGAATGATGTATAATACGTATTATATGCTAAAGTGTCTATTAGATACGATAAAGCAGCACCCTCGAAGTCATAATCGGTAAACTCAGGTCTGGTTCTTAGATATGATTTGATTGACGCTTTAATATCGCCAAAATCTAATGCTGTTAAATTATTTGGTTGCATTACTCAGGTCTCTGCAAGATGAAATTGACTGTTTCCACAATAGGTTGACCTACAATTCTATACTCAACCGTTACATCAAATTGGTTAGTTTCTTCGTTAGCTAGAACAGTTACCTCTGATATGGTAATTCTAGGTTCGTACTGACCAAGAGTATTTATTATCTCATCCCTAATAGAATCTGCTGTAAACGGATCCATAGGTTCAAAGAGTAATTCATATACACCAGATCCTATCTCAGGTTGAAACAACTTTTCCCCCTGCTGTGTAAGCACTAAATTTTTGATAGCTTGTTTAATGGCATTGGCATCTTTAACAACTGCAGCATCTTTAGTGAACGTATTAAGTAAAAATCCAATACCAACGTCCTTAAAACCTCTAGAAAGGTTCTCTTTAGATCCTCTTATCTCTTTAATTGCCATTATACCTTATAGAAAGTGTAACTCAAGAATAATTCTTCACCTTCAGCAATAGGTTTTATTACCTTTACATAATATTTCTTTATTGACTTATAATGGGTTTTGGTCAAATTATACATTTTTTCCACCCTTGGACATAATTTCTCGCAATTTGGAACATCATTATGGTTAATAAACCCTCCAAGAGGAGTTCTAATGATCTCATCTGCGATAACTATGTGAGACATACCTAATTCTGTACCAACTTCAAGGGATTTACTAGTAAATATGCCTTGCCCTGCTATAGGGGAGTCTTTAATGTACAGTCCTTCGGGTAATGCCTGATAAGTCACGATTCATAATCTAACTAATTATTATTTAGTCACGCACTACATCTTTTATTGCACTCATTCTAGTCCATAATTTTTCACACAACTGATCCGACTTCCTTCGGATCCATAGTGATTCAACCATTTTGTCAAATTCTTCATCCGTTAACCATAAAGGCATCGGATATTTTTTTGGTTTATTGAGTCGAGACTCGCTCCAAGACTCTTCAACTTCATCCATTATTTACCTTGTCCACGATATTTCTTTCTTTTACCATTCCGCGAAGATGCAGCATATTTTGTGCAAATACTGTTCCCTTGACGGGTTT